TATCAGATTTCTTTAAAAGTCAAAAAGATCAAGGTATTTAATGACAGAATTTATTTCTAGACACATCGGCCCATCAGAGGCAGAACAGACTCAAATGCTAGAGGATTTGGGTCTTTCTAGTTTGGATGAACTTGTCAGACAAATAGTTCCAGATTCTATATTATTAAGAGGGGATTATAAACTACCTGATGGGTGTAGTGAGCAAGAGGCACTTACTGAATTAAAAGAAATAGCAAGTCAGAATAGAGTTAAAAGATCCTTAATTGGTCAAGGATACTATGGTACAATTACACCACCAGTAATACAAAGAAATGTTTTTGAGAATCCTGCATGGTATACATCTTATACACCATATCAGGCAGAGATATCTCAGGGTAGATTAGAAGCATTATTTAATTATCAAACACTGATTACAGAACTTACTGGGTTGCCAATAGCAAATGCATCTTTGTTAGATGAAGGAACTGCAGCAGCAGAAGCAATGTTACTTGCTCATAGTGCATCTAAGAAAAATGTATTTTTGGTTGATAGTGAAGTATTTCCTCAAACATTACAAGTATTAGAAACAAGAGCAAAACCTTTAGGGATAGAAATAAAATTACTTGATTGGCATACTGTAGCAGCACTAGAAGATTTTGATGATGCTTTTGGATTATTAGTTCAGTTACCAAATAATAAAGGTAGACTTCGTGATCCGAATGCACTTATTCGTATTGCAGATGTATATAAGTGTATGAAGATTGCGGTTGTAGACCCAATGGCACAGGTGTTAATGAAACCTGTAGGGGAGATGGGATTTGATATTGCAGTTGGTAGTATGCAAAGGTTTGGTATACCTATGGGATTTGGTGGGCCTCATGCAGCATTCTTTGCAATAAATGAAAAGTATAAGAGAAAGATTCCCGGACGAATTGTAGGGCAGTCTCTAGACTCCCAAGGTAATAAAGCACTACGACTAGCATTACAGACAAGGGAACAACACATAAGACGAGACAAAGCAACATCCAATATATGCACTGCTCAAGCACTCCTCGCAAATATGGCAGGTTTTTACGCTGCTTACCACGGTGCGGAAGGTCTGAAAAGAATAGCAACCAGAGTATTAAGATATAGGCAAACCCTACAAAAGGCATTAGCATGGTGTGGGATAGAAGTTGATCAGTCTGAAGGATTTGATACTGTTCGTTTTAAAAGTTTTCTTGCTTTAGAAGGATTTAATGTTCGTTATGAAGACGGTCACACTTTAATTACACTAGATGAATGTACGACATTAGAAGAACTAAAACAACTTGTAGATTCTCAATTAGATATTACAAATAAATTTGACACTATTGATCATGTGATCGATTCAATCGGAGATTATCATTGGTTAGGTGTGCCAGAGAGAACTAAACCTTGGTTGACTCAAGAAGTATTTAACAATTATCATAGTGAAACAAATATGATGAGATATATTAATGAGTTAGTTTCAAAAGATTTCTCATTAGTAAATGGTATGATGCCACTTGGCAGTTGCACTATGAAATTAAATGCAGCATCAGAACTGATGCCAGTTTCATGGCCAGAGTTTGCAAACATTCATCCATTTGCACCAGCATCTCAAACAATTGGTTATGATATTATTATCAAGGAATTAAAAGGATGGTTATGTGAGATCACAGGATTTGATTCTATATCACTACAACCAAATGCAGGATCACAAGGAGAGTATGCAGGTCTATTAGCAATACAAGATTACCATAGAAGTAACGATGATGATAAGAGAAATGTTTGTCTTATACCGGAGAGTGCACATGGAACTAATCCTGCAAGTGCTGTCATGGCGGGCATGAAGATAGTTCCAGTCAAGTGTGATGATAGTGGAAATATTGATTTAAAAGATTTAGAGAAGAAAGCAATCATGAATACATTTGAACTTTCATGTATTATGATTACATACCCATCGACTCATGGTGTATTTGAACCAACTATCAAAGATATTTGTAGAATCGTTCATGAGAATGGTGGTCAGGTATATCTTGATGGTGCAAATCTAAATGCACAGGTTGGTCTTGCAAAACCATGTGACTATGGTGCAGATGTATGTCACCTTAACTTACATAAGACATTCTGTATTCCTCACGGTGGTGGAGGCCCCGGAGTTGGCCCGATTGGTGTTGCAGAACATCTAACACCTTTTGTGACTCATCGAGTATCATCAGCAGAATATGGTAGTGCATCAATTTTACCTATCAGTTGGATGTATATAAGAATGATGGGTGGAGAAGGACTCAGAAAGGCAAGTGAAGTATCTTTACTATCTGCTAACTGGTTGGCACATCAAATTGATCCATATTTTAAAGTATTATATCGAGGAGATAATGATCGAATCGCACATGAATGTATATTTGATTGTCGTAATTTCCCTGTTACTGCAGAGGATATTGCAAAGAGATTAATGGATTATGGATTCCATGCACCTACATTATCATGGCCAGTTGCAAATACGATGATGGTTGAACCAACTGAATCAGAATCTTTAGATGAATTGAAAAGATTTGCAAAAGCAATGGAGATGATTAAGAGAGAAATATTTGCAATACCTGAGATAGTGAAGAATTCACCACATACTGCAAGGGTTGTAAGTTCAACAGAATGGGTGTATAATTATACCAGAGAACAAGCAGCATATCCTGTAGAGCAAACGAATAAGTTTTGGCCTGCAGTAGCAAGAATAGATAATGTTTACGGTGATCGTAATCTTGTCTGCTCATGTTCTTCCTACTTTGATAATGAAACTGATGGAACTGAAAGACTGGTTGAACTCGATCAACCTAAACAAAAATAATCAAATTGATGAAGACCCATCAGTCGAAAAAGAATATCCTCCATTCATAATTAACAAGTGTTTATCAGGACATCTTGACACAGTGATGTTTGCAAATGAAATGAATAAGTATCCATTTCTACCAAAGAAAATGCAACATGACTTTTTTATACATATAGTGAGGAAGAAAAAAAGATTTTCTCCTTGGTTACGCAAAGATAAAATCAAAGAACTTGATAGTGTCAAAGCATACTATGAATGTAGTAATGCAAAAGCGGAACAAATTCTTAAGATTCTTACAAAAGAACAACTGAACTTTATTAAATCTAAACTTGATATTGGAGGAAGACAATGAGCGTTCTTCGTGAACCTGAAGTGAATTGGGATCCGAACCAGATGGTTGAGGTCACATTAAATGAACCAGATGATTTTCTCAAGGTGAGAGAAACATTAACCCGTATTGGTGTCGCATCTAGAAAGGAGAAAAAGATATATCAGTCTTGTCATATTCTACATAAGCAAGGTAGATATTTTTTAGTACACTTTAAAGAACTATTTGCATTAGATGGTAAACATGCAAACCTTACCACTAATGATGTACAAAGAAGAAATCGTATAGCACAACTATTAGTAGATTGGGGATTGGTTGGTATTGTGAATGCTGATACAATTCAAGATGTCGCACCTTTAAATCAAATTAAAGTTTTATCTTATAAGGATAAAGGAGACTGGATATTAGAAACAAAGTACAATATTGGATCAAAGAAAAAGAAAGTAGAAGAAACCGTATAAGACTTGGGGGAATCCAACATCCCCCCTTTTTTATGGATATGGTTAAATAGTAGTGAATGCCGAAAGGGTTCACAACTTACACTCGCTTATTAAAGGAGAACTATGACAAATTTAGCAAGTTATCATTCTGCTAATCTTCCAGAACTAATGAAGATTATTTCTAAGAATGGAATAGGAATGGACGATTATCTAGATCGTTTCTTTACCAATTCTTATGAAACCACAACAAACTATCCTCCATATAATCTAATTCATGTAAATAATGTTGAGTCTGTGTTAGAGATTGCTCTTGCAGGATTCGGTAAAAAAGAACTAAAGGTTTACACTGAATATGGAAAACTTATTATCGAAGGACAAAAAGAAATTAAGGAGACAGAATCCAAGTATGTCCATCAAGGACTGGCTCAGAGATCTTTCACAAGAGAATGGACACTCTCAGATGATGTTGAAGTCGGGGATGTCTCATTTAAAGATGGACTTCTTACCGTCAAGTTGGGTAAAGTAGTTCCAGACCATCATGCAAGAAAAGATTATCTTTGAATATGACCGGATATGATTGGCATGTCATAAGAGACATACCTCCTGCTCATGGTAGTGGTAAGGAACCCATGTATGGAAGCATGGGTAAGTCAACCAAACCAGATCCTAATCGTAAGATTACATATCCACAGGTACTTCATGTAATATGTCTTGACTCACATAACACCAGTTGGTTTTATAAAAGGGAAGATGGCACTTACTATTGGCATCACAGTCGTAAAAATAAGGATGATGTATTCGTAGATGCTGACCAGATACAATTGGATCTATTTGGTGATCCTATATTATCTAAGGAGTTTATTATGAAAGCAATACTTTAGGGATCTTGACGATCCCTTTTTTTGTGGTATAATAGAAGAGTCAGAGAAATACTGACTGCGGTTATCCCCTTTGGTAGGTTCAGGATAAGCGGCTATAGGAATCTACCATATTATTATTACTAGACATGTCAATTAAAGTTGCAGTTCTACAATCAGGTGATCAGATTGTTGCAGATATGAAAGAAATCGTATCTGAAGATAAACCAATAGCATACTTATTTCACAAACCTCAAAAGGTTGTGATAAATAATCAGATCGTATTATCTGAGAGTAAAGATCAATCTTCAGTGGAAGTAACTCTCGCAAGTTGGATATTAATATCCGATGAGGATGATGTTCCTGTTTCAGTTAATCAAGTGGTTACATTAGTTGAACCAGTTGCAAGTATTAAAAAAATGTATGAGGAGAAGGTAAATGGATCAGATTATTAAATGTTTGCTACTTAAGAATGGTGACATCATCATATCACAGATAGTTGAGGTTGATACAGAACTTGGTGGCCCTGATTGTAAATTAATCAGACCCTATAAAATGGTTGTGTCTTCTGATGAATACAAATTAGAAACATGGTTAGACTTTACATCACAAACTGATATGATGATACATTCTGATAGCATTCTTACCATAGTTACTCCAACACCTGCTATACTATCTGAGTACGTTGAGTTAATTGCCTGATGAGATTCTATACTAATGTTCAATTAGTTGGAAACAATTTTTTAGTTCGTGGTTATGAGAATGGTAAACATTTCATGGTACGAGAAACTTTTGCCCCAACTCTTTTCGTCTCTTCAAAAAAGAATACTAAGTATAAGACTCTTACTGGTGAATCTGTTGAACCAATTAATCCCGGTTCAGTTCGTGATTGTCGTGAATTCTTCAAAAGATATGATGGTGTAGATAACTTTGATATCTTTGGAAATGACAGATACATCTATCAATACATCTCAGAGATGTATCCAGAACCAGAAGTTAAGTTTGATATAAGCAAGATTAAATTAACCACACTTGATATTGAAGTCAAGTCAGAGAATGGATTCCCTGATGTAGAATCTGCTGCAGAAGAAATACTACTCATATCAATACAGGATTACACAACAAAACAGATTCGCACATGGGGTCAGGGGCCATTTAATAACAAACAAGATAATGTCATTTACAAGTCATTCAATTCAGAGTATGAACTTCTAAATGCTTTTATTAACTGGTGGATGATTGAAGAGAATACCCCAGAAGTAATTACAGGTTGGAACATTGAACTTTATGATATTCCATATCTATCGCGTAGATTAGAAAGAGTTCTTGGT